GAATAAATCGAGAGCGATTATTATCAAGGAGAAGAAGGTGCTAGATGGATTGATGCACCTTGCCCCGCGAATAGAGAGCTTCAGCGGGATAGCGGAGTTTATTAAGAGATGGGAAGATACGATATGTAAACGAAACGAAGACAAGTGGGACAAGCATAAGATTAAAGAACATAGATTTGGTCGTGACATTAAATATATATCTACCATCCAGAACTCAGCGGAGAAGATGTATGAGATAATCAGTGAAATGCGTGACGGATTAAAGAATAAAACTATGTAAGGAGATAATGAAATGGCTAACAAAGATGGAAAAGGCCCGAAAGGTAATGGGCCAAGAGACGGAAGAGGCGGCGGAAAAGGTCGCGGAACAGCTAAGCCCAAAGGACGAAAAACTGGCGGCAAAAAAGGCAATTGCTGACAAGGAATAAGAGCGAAAGGATAACGAGTAATGAAACCACAATACAAAACAAAAGAAGCGTTGATAGGTGCGTTGCAAAGACAGGAAAAAAAGCACGCTGAGTTGATTAAGTCTCATAAGAAGCATGAAGATAGAGTGCATAAATTAGAGACACAACTTGCCAATACGGAAGAGGTTGCTGTAGCAGCACGAAAGGCTCTGGCTACTCTTGAGAGGCTACTGTTTGAGTTTGGAGATATGAAGGTAGCAGCCGTTCGTGAGCGATTGCAAGGGATAATTAAAAAGGGTCTGGATAATAAGAAAGTGGCACACTTTTGTGGAGATTAAGAAAGATGGGATACTGTAAAGACATAACACTGATAAACCCTCCGATACGATTACAAGATAAGCCACGTAACTTTCCACATGGACTGGGAAGTATCGCTGCTGTGTTGATTGATGCTGGCATTGATGTTGGTGTGATAGATGCTAACGCTTTGCGTATGACAGATGATATGGTGATTACTGAGCTACAGAAACAGTCACCCAAGTTTATCGGTATCGGTGGCATGGTGACTACATATGTATGGCAGAAGCGTATGGTTCCACTAATCAAGAAGGCGTTGCCTGATGCTAAGATAGTTTTGGGTGGTGGTCTTGCCACTGCATGTACTAAGATCGTAGAGAGGAATATACCGCACGACTTCCTGATAGCAGGAGAAGGTGAGGATAAGATACTCAGAGAGGTGTTTGGGATAGAGCCGGAAGACCCAATATCGGAAGACTTGGATAACCTGCCTATCACGCCATACGAATTATTCCCAATGAATGTATATCTTGCAAACCCAGTAGTTGGCTTCGGTAGAGACATGGACATGGTGACTTCAAGGGGATGTCCTTATGATTGCAACTTCTGCTATCGGCTCAGTGGCACGAAGTGGAGAAGCTTCGATGTTGTTCCTCTTGGCTATGACATGGAATGGGTGGTTGATAAATTCAACCTAGACTTTATATCATTTCAAGATGACTGTTTCGTGATTAACAAACAGCGAGTTTATAATATTTGTGCGTTGATAAGGAACAGATTACCCAATCTCAAATGGTCATGCACTGGCCGGGTAGGTATCTGCGACCTTGATATGCTTAAAGAGATGAAAGCGTCCGGCTGTGTATCAGTGAGCTATGGGATAGAATCAGGTAGCGATAAGATGCTCAAGCTTATGAATAAGCAGCAGACAGCAGAGCAGGCAGCACAAGTCATAAGAGATACAAGAGAGGCAGGTATGCTATGCCCGACTTCATTTATCTTTGGCTATCCGGGCGAAGGGCCAGACACGATAATGGAAACGCAAAACTTCTGCATAGATAATCAGATACCGCTATCGTCATTGATGTATGCCACGCCATATCCGAAGACGCAATTATATCAGCAAGTGTTCGGTATGATTAAAGCTAAGTTTATTACCGAAGAAAAATACATCGAAGCATTGTGCGAAACTGGAGACTGCAATAACTTCCTTATCAATCTGATGTGGCCAATTGCAGTGAGAGATTGGGAATGGATGGCAGAAGATATTCTCACTCGTATACACGATAGCATGATTGAGTATGTTAATAAGCAGGTCAAACCACAGATGACAGACGACCAGATTAAAGAATTGTACGGACCCAACTTCAAGGGGTTCGATGATAGAGACAAGAAACACCGCAGACAGCATGGATTTAACTTAGGAGATTAAGAAATGCAAGACACAGTAGTAATAATACCAGCCAGAGCAGGTAGTAAAGGGTTGGAGAATAAGAATGTTAAGAGGATTGGACCCATGACCCTGATAGAGATAGCTGTGAACTACTCTATCAGCGAAGGATATTACCCCGTCCTGACTACAAATATGCCAGAATATCTAAAGAAGTACCAGTGGGCATATGGTTGTAATACGGATTTAATAATCGACCGCCCTGAATGTCTATGCCAAGATGATACGCCGATAGATATGGTGTTAAGACATGCCGTAGATAGACGCAAGCCCGACTCGTATGAATATGTGGCCCTACTGTACCCGAATGTAGTACGCAAGCCGGGCATACTCAAGGCATGTATTGATAAGATCAAAGAGACAGGTTGTGATTCGGTCCAGACAGTTACAGAAGTGAGTGAGCAGCATCCATTCTTCATGCACAAGAAGAATAAGGACGATCAGATAAGCAAGCTCATCTACAATCAGGTGTATCGCAGGCAGGAATTACCTAAGTATTACTACGTAGATGGCGCAGCAGCAGTTGTCAAGACTGAAGTATTGATGGATGCAAACACAAGCGACGACCCGCACGCCTTTTGGGGTACAGATCGCCGCTGTATTGTCCAACAGCCAGGCGACTCAGTAAACATAGACACCCAGCACGATTTTGATATGGCTGTAGATTACATGGCCCGACTCGAAGGCAATTCTGGTAAATGACCAAGCATACGTAAAGCCCGATAAACTGTGGATATACTGATATTCTGAGTCTTAGCGATGGTCGGAGCCTTCATACCATTCATGGCCAGACTATTGATAGCCTTGACGTGAGCATCGGTTAGTTTAGTCCTTCTGCCTTTACGACTACCGCCCCACTTTTTACCCTTCCACTCGTGACTGCACACCTTGCACTGGTAGTGGAACTCTTTGGGGTATTGGTTCCGCGGGTCTGGGGTAGGCTTACACTTGGCCTTACACTCTGGACAATTAGACCTACGGGCAGCAGATATACCGGCCCGAATACGCTCGGCCCTCATATCGGCCTCATATTGAGCAAAAGAGGCCATAATGTTCGTTATAAGCTCGCCCAGCTCAGTTGAGTTATCTATGCCCTCACTCACTGAGATGATGTTGACCTGGTTATCCTTGCACAACTGGAAGAATTTACAAGCTTCAATCATCGACCTGCCCAACCTGTCAACACGCCAGACTACCACACGCTCTATGTTGCCGCTGGAGACCAATCGCTCCAGATCGTAGTATTGTGGCCTACCACTCCGCGAACGCCCGGAGGCGGTATCCTCAAGCCAAATCTGGTCTTCTGGGTGTATATGTGATAGCTCTAACCACCGTTCTATATCTGGTCGCTGACTAGCAGTAGATTGATGGCCCGTAGATACCCGCATGTAAATTGCTGTTTTATTCATTGTTTTACCCTTCCTAATTACAATAAGCCAGAAGGTATTTTACCCGGCGTATTATTAAGTGCAGTACCTTCTTCATAAAAGCACTTCTTATTCCAACATAAGTTTCGCATACTTGATATAGAACAAAACTTGTAATAATGCTTGCAAGAATGACACTCTATAGATTGACACCCCTCGTACCGACTGCTTTGAATATACCCCAAATGCCGACCACAACCACACCAAACCGAGTGATTAAAATCACCCTCAACGCCCGACCCGACTCTTGCTTGAGCGTCACAAGCTTGCGGGCATTCTTTATAATGAGCCAGATCGTCGGCATCGACAAACTCTATATCGTCAATAATGCCGATGGTTTTTTTCATAGCTTTCATATCTTATCTCCTTAAATCTATATGTGTTAAAGGTTTATAATTCAGTGCCCAATACTGAATCGTGGATGAACTCCATAGCAGTAAAGAATTTATTGATATTATACATTTTTGCCTCAGTAGGCATGTTGGCCCGACTTATTACTCTCTCAATTTCAGTAGTTATTGCGCTCATAATCATAAGCCATGTTTCGGTGTCTAGCTGGATTGCGTGCTTAACCTTAAATGTTTCCGGTTCATTCTCAATCATGTCAAGCACGACTTCGCCGATTGCTTTCCGTACTTCTTTAGCTTTCGTTCTCATACGTTCCATTGTGTTTAGTCTCCTTATAGTATTCCGTTGGCCTTACAGTCTCTTTTTTTACCGTCTGAAACTTCCCACAGTATATTGTGAGAGGTTCTGTCATTGTAGTCACTAGCCAGCCAGCCAGCCTTCTGCATTATCTCAATAGCTGTTTGGCGATAACACTCACCATAGCCGTACTGTAATTCGGCGGCTACCTCTGCGCCGTCTGAGTGTCTTGTACATCTTACGGAGTGATAGGTATTACCCCAATACTTGTCAAACCATCGGCACGCCTTTACTGA